TCGGATTGCTTCATGTAACTTATAAGGTTCACAGCGGCCTGTGATACGTGCCAAATAAGTCACCTACTGGAGTTGGTAACCTAATGTATTTTAATATGGCGTCCCGTAGGGGATTCGAACCCCTGTGAATAGCGTGAAAGGCTACTATCCTAGGCCTCTAGATGAACGGGACAATATTAAATACAATCTAATTTTTAAAGAACATTTGCTAGTAATTTTTCAACTAGCGGCCTCGGGGATTCGATCCCTCTGCATTGCAATCAAGCACCAATGTTCCTCATTGGTTTTTGTGTTACCTGTGTTCCTCACAGGACTTGGTTGGATCAACTAATTTCTCAATCGATACACGTATTATATACGAACCGGTTGGTTTGTCAACCACTTTCTTGTTGTATTTTTACAACGTTGTTTTTATACAACATATATGGAGGTGCAGGTGAGATTTGAACTCACGATTTTACAGTTTTGCAGGCTGTTGCCTTGGACCGCTCGGCCACTGCACCATATTTTTGGCAGAGAGTGTGGGAGTCGAACCCACTCGCCCCTTTCGGAACGTCAGATTAGCAATCTGGTGCCTTACCATCCAGCCCACTCTCTATAACTTTGGCGGAAGACAGAGGAGTCGAACCCCATCCCATTTCTGAGAACCTGGTTTTCAAGGCCAGTCGCAGGACCATCCCCGCTGCATTATCTTCCGTTGTCATATAGAAACACACTGACGGGAGCTACCCTTAAAGCAGACTTCGCTACTCTGCTAATACAATATGTTTTTATATGGCAGGGGGTACAAGAATCGAACTTGTAATCTCAGAGTCAAAGTCTGGTGTGTTACCACTACACTAACCCCCAACAAAAATACAATCTAATTTTTAAAGAACGGTATGTATTGTATCAGGACCAAAGTCCTTGGCAATACATGGTGTTGTTTTTATGAAACACCAAACAAAAAACCCTTAGATGTTTAGTCTAAGGGTCTTGTGTTTAGAATCTTTTTAGAACTTTTTAGTTCATCCTCTCCACACAAAACCCGGTCGGCCATGTCATATCGGCACAATTAATACTTGTGCGATACTCTGACTGTAACGTAAAGGGTTTATGGGATATGAGAGACACTTTTTTCTTTCGATTAATTTAATTTATGTATGTATTATATATGTATATATGAGGATTGGCAAGAGGTTTTATGGTTTTTTTGTAACTATTTGAAATATGTTGTAAAAAAACAACAATTACGGATACTCTTTCCATCCTAGAGGTTCAATTTCCAACACAGGTGCATCTATGTTGTAGATTTCTTGGAACACTTCCCACAGTTTTTCTTTAATAGCAAACTTTGCAAAAAGGCCTGTCTCCATGCCGTGTGCTTCAACTTCCCAAGGACACAACCAGTAGTCTTCACCGGTTTGTCTTTGTCCTTTCCAGCGAGTCAAAGATTCGTTTGTTTCTCCGTAAGCAAACTGTTTGATGTGTACCATTTCATGTGCAATGGTCTTTAGAATATCCTTTGCGCTCATAAGAGAGTACACTTCAATTTCAAATTCTCTTGGTTTGTTGCTTTCGTTGCAATCAACTACATGAGCATAACCCATAGCATCCATAGTGTCGTTGAATTTGATTTTAATTGTCAGATTTTCTGCCATTTTATCAGACAACAATTCCTTAGCGTAAAACATGGTGGCACGCTTCACATAGGGGCGAAATCGTTCTTTGTCTGGACAACCAACAATACTTAGTTTCATTTGGCACCTAAAATAGTAGTTAATTATATTTATTTACTATCGAGTTTGTGTGCTAATAATTTCACCTTATGAAACGTGTACTATCTCTACTCCACACTTCCCTAAGAAGGTTAAACCATCTTCATTTCGATAATGTTCACCAAAGTACACTTTTTTAATTCCGGCTGTAAAGATTTGTTTTGCACAATCAATACATGGTGCATGAGTTAAAAACATATCTGCACCATCACCAGAATCAGTTGATTTGGCTAGTTTTGCAATTGCATTGGCTTCCGCATGGATGACTTCTGGTTTAGTTTTATATTCGTAACGACCAAATTCATCATCACCAATACGAACTAAATTTTCACATTCATTTGTCCAACCAGGAGGCATTCCATTATAACCAATACTCAATACTCTATTATCTTTAACAACAATTGCACCAACTTTAAGTCTTATAGCGGTAGACAGAGATGCATAAATCCCTGCTACCTTCATGTGTGCATCAATGTACTTCTGTTTCACCTAAAGCCTCTTTTGTTTTTGTCATGTCTGCCCGTGTATATTTTTGATACGAATTCTTCAATTCTTCCGGCATTGGAGTATAATTCACAACAGATGGATATTTTTTACCGATCTCTGTAGCAACTTCTAAGAAACTCTTAGTGGTTCCTGTACCTAAATTAAAAAGTCCACTCTGTTCAGTTTTCATGAACATTAAATGATATTGAACAATCTCACTCACATGAATAAAGTCTCTGTAATATAAATTTGACATGTCAAATATTTTTATTTTTCCGTTAAGTTTAGCTTGTTGTGTAAACTTGTGATATGGACTTGCTTGGTCACCTTTGTGTTCTTCACCTTCTGGTCCATATACATTAAAGTATCTGAATATCTGTGTTCTGGCACCCATTGGATGACGTTCAATATATCTTTCACTAAGATACTTAGACCACGCATAAGGTGTTCTTGGATCAACCAAGGCATCTTCTCTAAAGGAACTTACTAATCCATAAACACTCGCAGAACTAGAGAATTGAAAGTTTACACCATAAGTTTTGCAAGAACCATAGAGTTGTCTAGTAAAATCATAATTTTGTCTCATTACTTTTTCAACATCACGTTCGGTTGTAGAACTAATGGCACCCATATGGATAACCCAATCTTGTTCCATAACACTAGGCATATTGCCGTCATCCCAATCAAAAGTAGAAACGTTATGTCCTTCTTTCTCTAAGGCAACCAACATGTGTTGGCCAATAAAGCCTTTGTGACCGGTTAATAGTATGTTCATTTCCACATCCAAATCCATTGATAACCATCATAGATTCTTTCGTTACCGATAAGATCCATATATTGTTTGATATAGTAACCTTTGCCTTTATTTCCAAAGTTATCATCAACAACGACCATAGTCTTTTCTGTTAACGAAGGACAAATTGCTAGCAATTCAAAAATGTGATGTAAAGAACTTTCGTGTTCTATACCTTCATAGAAATCATAACTATCCAAATACAACAAATCAATTTTTTCATCTTTGTTAAATTGTTTGAGAAAAGCAACAGAATCTGATAATACAATATTTGTATTTGTATTTGTTACTTGTGTTTTAGCAAATATAACATTTGTTGGTGAGTTGTCAACTGAATAGAATCTTCCACCATTTTCATTCAAGTATTGGTCAAAAATTTCTGTGCTACAACCAGCACCATAATCTTCAGCTTCTCTAATGCAACCAGTTTCTACAATCAAAGGATTATGAATACCCTTTAAATGATTTACCATCAGTTGAAAAGATGGTGTTCGTTGCCTTGTTAATTCTAAATGTTGTTCTACTGTTTTCATTTTTGACTATCACCTTTCATAACACGATAATTATCTTCAACAGAATCTGGTGTAGAAACTTCAATAATAGTTCCTGTTTCATCACAGATGATTTGATGTGGTAATAGTGGTGGATTATGCCACACATCACCACGTTTTAATTTAACTTCATCCATCTCAGCATTTTTTGTATTGATTACTTTAACAGTAAATTCACCATCAAGTACATACCACGTTTCATCTTTCTCTGCATGGAAATGCATGGAGAATTTTGCACCTTTACGGAAGTTCAATAACTTGCCGCAGTATTTGTCAGTTGAGGCCCAAATCAATTCATTGCCCCAGCCTTTTTCAACGAAACCATTTAATCTAGTCATAGAATTTCCTCTAACTTTGGTGCATAGACACCCATATGTTGTACTGTCAATGATGAAGCTTTCATTGCTAGCTTAATTGCTTCTTCAATGTTATTATATTTTAGATAACCAAATGTTAGTGCAGATAGAAATGTATCACCTGCACCCGTCACATCAACTACTTCAACAAGGTGAGAACCAAAAATACAATTATCGTATCTGACACCCTTATCACCTAACGTAACAATTAATTTGTGTGCAAAGGTTTCACTTGTTATCTTGCTATATTCTAATTCATTTATCTTAACAAAGCAACCATCAAAACGTTTTAAATCGGTTTTCTTTGTATCAACAAAGATTGGTCCTTTGTAATCTTTCCGAATTTCTTCCACAACTTCATACGAGATTGTACCTTTGTTATAATCTGAAACAACAATTGCATCATATGTTTTTGGAATGGCCGTGGCAAATTCCAATGGGTCACATTGAACATCATCATCAATACGAACGATGTGTTGTTTACTTTTTAAATCTATTAATCTTGTTTTGCAAGAAATACCATTACTCAGAAATGTAACTTTACATCCAAGTGCTTCGAGGTTTTCTTTTACGTTTGCGGCCATTCCAGGTTTTGTTTCCTCATGTGAGAACTTGAAAACGGGAACTGGTGCTTCAGGACTGATACGTTCAACTGTACCGTATTGATACACATCTAGGCAATCATCGCCTATCAGTAATATGTTGAATGATTTTTGTGGTTGAGTGTTTGGTATGTTCATAAAATATTATTTCACCGCAATGTTCTTCACCAATTATTGGCTTGTTACGATAGTCACTTCCTTTTACCATAATGTCAGGTTCATATAATTGAATTATGAGTTCCAAATCTTCATCGGCGCCAAATAGTTTAACTTCATCAACACCTTTTAATCTAGACAACATGAAACGCCTGTCTTCTTGATTATTTATTGGTCTTGTTGGACCTTTTAATCGACCAACTCTAACGTCTGTATCTATTGCCACTAAAAGATAATCACCTAGACTTGCTGCATAATCCAACATTTCTAGGTGACCACGGTGCAAAATATCGAAAGTGCCGTTAACGAATATTTTGTTACTAGACATTTTAATTTTTGGATAGTATATTTCGAATAACTTTATCTTTTACCATATCAGGAATAGTTAGATATGGCCATTCTAAGAAGAATGGACAAACATTTTTCCACTTATTATTTTGCAGAAAAAAGGCAAATTCTTGTAAGTGCTTCTTTGAATTTGGATTAAAACATTGACGCCTGCTAATAATCTCTTGGTTAATTCTATTCAATATCATTTCACGGCCTCTAAAGAATCTTTACGCAAATAGTGAAGTTGTTGTGTTCTATCCTGTGATGGCATAGATTTTGTCACAGCAAGAAAAGTTACACCTTCAATTTCATTAGGTTCCCAATGTGTATAGGTATAGTAAATTTCTCCTGAGCCATTACGCACACGATACTTTTTTAGTACAGATTTTAATTGTGTTTTAGAATTTTTCATAATGTATATATTATATCAAATAAAAAGGGCTCTGTCAAGAGCCCCTTTTGTTATTTACCAGTTTCTTGGAACTTTTCCGGATAGTTGAGGCGTTCCCACTCCTCATCGGATACGGGCCACCAGTACATCATTCACCGCCTTTGATACCAATTTTCTT